CAGTGGTTATTATAACATCCCGTAAAGTTTTTGTCAATTTATTTTGCCGTGATTTTCTGAAATATTCTCTCGGCTATCTGGGCACTAATGTCCTTTTTGTTTTTCTTTGCATGCAGGCGCGCTGCCACTCGGCGCGCTACTTCTGCAACTAATTCTTCTTCAGCTTCGCCGCCCATTTCCATATCCTCGGGGGGCCCTTCTAGCCCTTCTTCTTCGTCTTCCTCGCCGCCTTCGGCGCCCAAGTCATCATCCATCTCCACCTCGACAGGCTCTTCGCCCATGCCGGCATCTTTAAGTGCGTCTTCAAGCGCAGTTTCCAGCGCGTCCATGAACACATCAACGGAGAGCATTTGCCCTTCGCCTTCGAGGTCTTCCATGCCTTCTTCGTCTTCGAGGTCTTCCATGCCTTCTTCGCCTTCGAGGTCTTCCATGCCTTCTTCGCCCTCTTCGTCGCCGGCATCACCAACATCAAGACCGCCGGCCATGTCGACATCCTCTTCTTCCTCTTCCTCAACGTCTAACTCATCACGTTGGCCGGGGTACATCCCCATTTCTTCCAGGCGCGGTGCGCCAATGCTATCGAGCCGGGCCAGCTTCATAAATTGGCGGATTTCGGCTTCTGTTAAAAGTGTCTTACGGGACATAGATTCTTTCTCCTTAAATTTAGAATTCCACATATAAGTAGTATTCACATTTACAATGTCCAAAAATAACTAAGAAATTAGACGACTGTTTTTCATTTTTTTAAGCGCTATTGTTTCTATCTGTTTGACTCTCGCAAAAGAGATTCCCAAACGATCTCCAATCTGCCTTAAAGTCATACCTCCGTTTTCATAAATTGAAATTAAACAACAATTCTGTTCTTCTTTAAAATCTATAAAATATTTACAATCAATTTGGCTGCAATTTGTTTTACTTTTTCTACACTTTCTGCCGCACTTCAACAAGCCGTCTTTCATAGGTCGGGGTGTTCCTCGGCTATTAAATCAAATATGTCTTCTATTTGTTCTTTTGCTAACCCCAAATCATGTAGGTTTTCATTTCCTTGCTCTATAAGCCGACGATTTTTGCTTTTCCGCTGTTTGGAGAGGCCGGCCATTTCCGTAACAAAATCAAGAATTCTTTCATCTCCTTCAAGATACCCCGTGATAATGTTTCGAAAAAAAGCCGACTGCTTTAGACCATCATGCTTTAAACGAAGAATAAGCTGAGCGTGGCGATGGTCGGTGTCAGAAAAAACAATTCTCTTTTTGTTTTTACCATAAGAATCTTGCTGGTCCATTTACCACTTCCTCTTGGTAATGTGAGTTTTGCTTTCGCTAAAGCCGGCTGCTGTTTGTCCCACGAACTCTGCTTTCGCGTGTAGTTCACCTATGTTCCGGGCGCCCGAATAAGAAAGCCCAGAACGAATGCCCCGTTCGATGTCGTCCATGATTGGCGTAACGGGGCCACGATAAGGCAACGTGGTAGAGACTCCCTCAAAAGAAGAATATTTTCCACGCCAACTGATTTGTGCTTCCTTTGAGGCCATCCCTCTATAAAGCTTCCAGCGGTGGCCATCTTTGTCGGTCATGATGTCGCCGGGGGTTTCATCTGTTCCAGCCAACAATGACCCCACCATAACAGCGTCGGCGCCGGCGGCGAGGGCCTTTACAATGTCACCCGATGTTTTAATGCCCCCATCTGCAATTATTTTTACATCTCTGTCGGTTTGTGCACAATCAAAGATTGTCTGCAGCCCGGGTAGACCGTGGCCCGTTTGAATTCTGGTGGAGCAGATAGACCCTCCTCCAATATTACATCTTACGGAGTTAGCTCCCCAATCGGCCAAATCATTTACGCCCTCTAGCGTGGCAACATTTCCGGCCATGATATGAAGATCTTCTCCCAACAAAGAACGAAGGGCCGCCATGGCCTCTTTCATCGCAATATGGTGGCCATGGGCAACATCTACACAAATAAAATCTACAGCAATTGCATTTAACACGGCGGCTCGATTTAAATAATCTCCACTAATTCCGATGGCGCCACCCACCGTTAAATTATTGGAGACCTCCTTTGCTTTAGAGATGAAACGTGCTTGTTCTTCGATTGTATTATATCTGTGCACAACGGCGACACCGCCGCAGTCGGACATTTTTGCCGCCATTTTTTGTTCAGATATTGTATCCATAGGGGACGCAATTACTGGAACTTGTAAATTTAATCCTTTTCCTAAGTCTGCTGAAATATCTATCTCACTTCGAGAGCGGATGTCAGAATACTTGGGTACCAACAGAACATCGTCATAACAAATTGTCTGTCTCATAAGGCCTCCCTTTCAATAAAATTTCGAATATCTTTGACTTTGTACCAAGTTTTATCATTGGGTTCGGGCGGATCTGCTAATAGCCTAAGCTTCGGCTTCCGGGCTCCAATGTTTGAATGAATAACAAAAATAGTTGGCACTCCATTGAACTTCATTACTTTTTCTATCTCAGGGTAATCATCGACGTTAAATGCAAAAAAATGCAAATCGCCATATTTCTCATCATTTGAAATTTCATGATAATAATCACTTAAGCTGTGACACATATGACAACCATTGGAATAAAATTTTACTACGCATGTTGAGTCTTCTCGTATATCTCCGCTAAGAATCTTGCTTAGCGAATCTTTCGATAATCTCTGGACTGGCATCTATAGCCTCCTGTGTTTTCTTAATGCAGTCTGGGCAAAACAACCTTACGGTTTCTTGCTTAACCACGACTGACCATGATTGGATCATGGCCATATCTTTTTTGTCAAATGAATTCTGACATGCATCGCAGCGTTCAGGTAGTTTGTTAAACTGGGAAATTTTTTCGGAAAGATTTTTTGAGACTTCCTTCCCCATCTTTTTTTCCATTGCACGCCTTTCTCTGCGATTCATCTATTCATTGCTCCAAATATCTGTGATAAGTTTGAGCCATCAAACACCACAACCGCCGAAGGGAACGGGGCACTATTTTCGCTGTCGCCAAATTTTAAGCGTCCTCTAATAAAATATACTTCGTCAGCTTTCATAACATAATCATGCCAATATTTAGTATCGGGACGAGCTGGAATAAGCATCACAACCATTGTGTTATCTTTGCGCGATTCTTCATATGCCTTTTTAATCCACTTATCAATTCCTCGGCCATAAGGAGGATTAACAAATACTTTAAAGCCTTCCCAGCTTTTAGAAAGCCCATCCTCAGCTTCTGTGAAAAAATTTGCACATTTTGTATTATCAATGGTTGCGCACGGGTCTAAGCTAAAGGGACCAAATCTCCAATTTAGTTTGTCAAAAAAATCTTGGGGGGTTGACCATTCACCGGTCTTAGATGAGAACATAACTACTTGTGTGTTTTTATTCATTATATTATTGCCCCTTCTGGTGATTAAAATGTGGTTGATTAGATGCGGCGCCTTTCTGGCGGTTATCGTAAACCGTCATCAGTTCTCCATTATCAATTGTCGTACTACCGCCATCTTTAACGGATATCATATGATCTGCTTCTAGGTTGCCGGTGTAAAGATCCAAAATGGAAACTTCTTGGCCAGATCTCAGTTTGCGATTTTGCAGATAAAATAGTTTTATCTTCTGCGCTGTGGTAAACGCATCTTGGCTCGTTCTCCGGCATTCAAGAATGTCATCCTCCAACATATCTTCAAGATCTCTTACTAGCACTTGACGGAACAAGTTTAAGCTTTTCAAAAGCGCGTGCTTCTGCGTATATACAGCGGTCCAGTAGATGTAGGACTTCTCGCTTCGTTCTTCCTCGGAGATCTTTAATGATAGTTGTCTAAACGCCTGATCTGTTTCTAAAAACCATTCCATAAATCGTTCATGATCTGCAACCTTTACTGTTTTTAACTCTGAATCTGAATTAATGTGTGCGATTAAATCAAAAAGAACGTGCATTACGCCCGACGGGAGCTTGTGGCTCTTAATTAACTTAACCTCTTTCGCAATCGAAGACAGATCTTTCATAACAGATGCGACAAGATTCATTGTTTTAGTCGATAACTCAGGGGTTTGATCATAAAACTCATCTAAGTGTTTAGCGTTGGGATCAAGCGTATATGTGGTCGCCAGCTTGTAAACAAATTGTGCTAAAGACTCCTCATGCTTGCGTTTATCCATGTCTGCGGCGGACAACGCCATTAGGTTTTCGAAAATCAGTCTATTTTGTGGCTCGTTGGCGATATCTCTGATAAATTTAGCCATGGCAGACCACCTAGCTTGGCGATATTCTTGCTTGTTGAGATGGGTTGACGTATTCTCTCTTCGAAAAAGGCTACACATCTCAATAATTCCGATTTTGCGGAATGTATAGTATGTCAGTTTTTCCGTGTAAAGCAGATCATCTTGCTCTGTCTCCGACAAATCTTTAAAATACTTCTTCTTTTTTCCTCGGCCGCGAGTAGCTGGATCTAAATCAGTATAAACCGGGAACTGGTTGTCAAGATACGCATTAAATGTGCTAGAAGTATTGTTCCCATCTATACTAACGTATTTGTAACCTTCATCTATTAGTGTTTTAAAATATCTTTCGGATTCTTCATCCTCAATATCGACCGCATAGCGATGGCACGACTCTACCTCGGCGGTCATTATCTTATTAAACACCGCCCCGGCAAACACAGACTCCATGTACTGTTCTGACGCCTTCTTTGTCCAGCCGGAGCCACGCTCCACGCCACCGCGGCGCTGAAAACTATCGTCTAGCTTGGTTTGATTATATTTCTTTCTAATGATGTGTAAAGATTCTTTGGTTTCTTTCACATCGTAAATATCGTTTCCTTTCATGCGTTGGTTCCTCCCGAAATCGTTTCAAAGTTTTCCATTATCTCTTCCATATCATACTTGTGCTTATAAAGACGATATGCCTTTACTGCTGCCCGAATCTCGTCCGTGTTGAGCCAGCCATTGGTTCGGAACTCGGAGCGCAGTTCGCGCTTCTGTTCTTGGTACGGTTCAATACAGTCTTCGATTGTCTTAAGGGAGCGAATATACTCCTTGACGTATTGTTTCTTCTCTTCATTTGTTGTGGCCATTAAGCCCTCCTTTGTTACCTATAAAATATAACATCTTCATTCATTAAAGTCAAGCTTTTTATTCAAACTTAAAGCTAACCCTTGCTTCAATTTTAAGTTCTGGGATATGTCTATGCGTTGCTAGGTTGTGCTTCTCGGCCTCCTTAATATCCAGAAACCAATCAGCGTGACTTTTTTCATGGATTATATCAAGAAAATAATTTTTACACTGCCCACAATTTTTAGCCATCATTTGATAAACCTTTTTATTGAGCCGCTCTGTTTCCGCGGCGGAGGCCTTTATTTCCTCAACCTTGCCCCAGTTCATAGAACTCACATCGTGAATCATCAGTGTAGCGTCTGGGTCCATATAGCGATGATTTTCTGCTCCAAAACTAAACAGAATGGCACCACAGGACATGGCTTTTCCCTGAACGATAGTGGCGACTGGAAGCTTAGAGTGCTTAATATCGGATATCATTGACATTAGGCTATATACTTGGCCACCATAACTATCGATAATCACGGGCACCACTGGCTGGCCTGTGTTTTGTGCTTTTCTCATGGCCGTAGAAAAATCTCTGGCGGATACCTCGTCGAACTTTCTCACACGAATTATAACTGGCAGATCGTCTACAAGTTTAGGCTCCTTTAGAAGCGGACTTAAGTATTTTATTACATTCATTGTGCTACCTGTGAAGTTTAATGATTCTTTTGGGGCTCAGTTCCTGCTCTCTGTTTCTTTGTTCTACGATCTGTTTAATCTCAGCTTCGTTTTTTAGTCGTGTGTCACTCTTGTCTGAATTGCAGTCGGCACAACTAGTAACTAGGTTGCTCAAATTATCTCTTCCTCCACTGGAGTGAGGATGGATATGGTCAACATGCAAAACGAGGTCTGGAGTATTCCAGGGCGCTCTTCCACAATAAATACACCGAAATTCATCTCGATGCAATACGGTCCAGCGGCCGCTACCTCCCTTGTTTGACGCACGACACTCTGGGGAACAAAATCGTTGGTTCAAATTTTTAATGCGGTATTCCCCTCCACATGTTTTACAAATTCCATGTAAAGAACCGAAATATTTTAATATTGTCTCGTCTCTCGGTGCATTTCGGCGCGGAATCTTGTTGTCGTCCATTGTATTATCCTAACTGTTTGAATGTTTTACCAATAGCATATGTGCTAAATCCCCAGTTCGGGTCATATTTTAACGAGGCCATGTACGGCCTGTTAAGGCGGATTCGATCTTTGTGTGGTTTTACTCCCCAGCACCTAATGCGAGTTAGTTCGTTATTTGAATCGATCACTTCGACGATCCAGTAATCCTTGCCGTTTTTAGTCTTCTTTGGGATTATCTTACGCGGAATAAACCAACAAATCTGTAGTTCTTGATCGAACTCGGAGATGGGAGGAATATATTTTTCTTGGAGCTTTTGAACCATTTCCGCATCCACCACCAAGTTGAGGGGAAACACTCCAGTAAGGTCGGTCTTAAACTGTATAATCTCTTCTTCCGTAAAGTCCCCCTCGGGTCCATATAGCTCTAGGTTCTCCATGAACTTCTTCATACTCTTTGGGCGGTCAACCACGCAGGTTGACCAAAAGTGCTTGCGGCCCGTAAACCTATCATCTACGATATTATCCAGCGCTCCGCCGCGACAAAGGGCGTCTAGAGCCTTTTTATTTAATTTGCTATATGATACCCCCTCTCGGAATAAAAGGTCCTCAGCGTTCATAAACGGGCGATTCTCCAGGACTTGTTCAATTGCAGCCATTCCAAGGCCCTTGATCGAAGTTAGTGGTTGAATGAGGGTTTTACCATTATCACTAATCTCCCATACGGTGCCAGACTTATTCACATCTAGGGGCGCAATCTCAAATCCAAACTTCTTTGCAATGTTGATCGCCCTCTCCTTGCGACTCTCGGGCTCCTTGTCAAGAAATGCTGCCATCCACTCGACTGGATAGTAATTCCACAACCATGCGCATTGAAACGAAATAATGCTGTATGATACGGCGTGTGATTTATTGAAGCCATAGCCGGAGAAGTATTCGAACTTATCCCACAGTGCCTGTGCCTCATCTCTGCCAATACCATTGTCTCCGCAACCTGTGATAAACTTATCGTGCAACTTGCCCTTTACAGAGCTTTTGCCTGTTCCTTTCTTTGTCAATACTTTTCGAAGCATGTTGCCTTCATCGAGAGTCAGGCCACCGAGCTTGTGAGCCAGAAGCGCAATCTGCTCCTGAAAGATGAGGAACCCAAACGTTTCCTGCGTGATTTCCTGCGCGTCATCGTTCAAATATTTAATGTAATGCGGGTTCTCTTTTGCCTCTACGTATTCATCGTGCACATTCGCAGCCAATGGCCCGGGCCGATAGATTGAGGTAATAGCAGACACGTCAATGATATTACGCGGCTTTGCTCGGACACAGAACTTCTGTGCACCCTGCTCTGTAAACTGGAATACTCCAGCCCACTTTCCAGTATGGAAAATGTTCTCATAAACCTCTTGATTGCTCATATCGATTACATCAGGATGCAGGTTTTTATTATAATATTCTCTCACCTGTGAAAACGTTGGCTCCTCGATATCATGATGCCGTTTGAGGATGTGATAGATGGCCCCTTCCATCATCTTTAGAGTAGATAAGCCCAACAAGTCGAATTTAATGAAACCCATTGGTTCAAGGTGTCGAACGTTTTGACCCTCAGCCCATGGTGCCTGACGCACACCTCCAGAATTAATCAGGGGCATATTCTCGTTCAGGTTTTCGGCGATCACAACACCACCAGCATGCCGAGAGCATGAGCGTACCTGGCCCACCAAGCCCTCAACGTGAGTCTTGACTGCTGGGTGCCTATTCAGATACGCCTGCAGTGTCGGCGAAAATTCCATCACCTCTTCCCAAGTGGGAGCATAAACTCCAGCCTTGATGCCGTGCTTTCGCTTAGCTTCCGGGGTGGCTTCGCGGATCATAATAGAAGTAACGGTATTAACTTCCGTAAATTCAATATTGTATAGTTTTGATATATCCTTGATCAAAGACTTAAGCTGGAGTGTGTTCCAGTTGGAGATCGGGGCTACGCAATCTTCCCCCCACATGTCTACCAGTTTCTCTTTCAACGCCATGCTATCGGATACATCATAATCGATATCCGGATAATCTGTAGCGTCTGAGCGTAAGAAGCGAGAGAACAGGAGCCCGTGCCTGATGGGATCAACCTGGGTAATGTTTAGCGCATATGCTACCAACGAGCCGGCGGCGGAACCTCGGCCCGGGCCCGACAGCATTGTACTAGTGGCAACATCAACAATGGATTTCATAGTAAGGAAATACTTTGAAAAGCCGCGATCATCGATCACGTTTAACTCACGCTTAAGGCGATCCGCATACTCCTTGTTCGTATGTAGGCCCTTGTTCTTTAGACCCTCTAGGGCAAAATTAACGAGTGCTTGGGTTGCCGTGTAACCTGCGGGCACTACAAATTCGGGAAGGCGCACTGTATTGTCGGGCAGGAACGATTCGATACGCTCGAAAGCGATGCGGTGTGTTTCCTCAATACTTTTCAAGACTACTGCATCGTCATACTCAAATCCCGCGGACTTAGAGTATTGCTTGTAGCTTTCCCAGATCTGATCACCGTTCTTTGGATATAGCTCGTATCCAATTTCCTCAACGCCCGCAGGAAGTTGGGACTCTTCCTCAGCCCATGAGGGTCTGCCCTTCCCAAGCCAGCCTAGGCGCTTGTAAAGCTCTCTGTCTTTCCATGCGTCAGGATTAGGGTAGTGGCTATCAGCGGTGGTGACCAGCCTAACGCCAAACTCTTGTGCAACTTGAATGATATACTGATTCAATTCGTGCTGCTCTTTAATGTTATTCCACTGAATCTCTGCATACCAGCGATCTCCGAAGATCTCTTGCATGCTCGTGGTTGTCTCGCGCATTGCCTTTAGAACGGCGTCAGGGCCCTCCTCGCGGTTTTCCCAGTAGTTACCCGCATATATTCCACCAAGGCAAGCAGAAGAGGCTATAACTCCCTCATTATACTTCTTCAAGAGAGCGTAGTCAATGCGAGGATATCGATAGAAATTCTCTGCCTTATAGGATTCAGATACAAGCTTAAATAGGTTGTTCAATCCAGTCTGATTCTGAGCCAACAGCACAAGGTGGCGCCGGCGCTTGAGAATCCCTTGAATCCTCTTGCTGTCTCCTTCGTCTTCGACGGTGGCGCCGGACTGCTCATCCTTTTTAATCGAGCGGACCTTCTTCTTGTCTTCCATCGCCTTATTGTAGGCTTCGTGCCATTCTGAAATAGACGGTGTGAAGTAAGCTTCGCATCCGAAGATCGGCTTAAACTCTTTGCCTGCTTCTTGCATCTTCTTCGCATGCAAAACCTGATAGGCTAAGCCGTTCATGTTGCCGTGGTCTGTTAGCGCTAGCGCATCACACCCGTTCTCGTACGCAAAATCCATGTGGGCTTGCGGGTACCCAATTGCATCAAAAATAGAACCTGCCACGCTATGCGCATGCAAGCCAACGAACTTGATCTTAGAATCCAATCGACTCATTTACTTACCCTCCTGAAGTATATGGTATTTTAACATGCTGGTGAGGCATTGTCAAGTTTTTAGCCGGTGTTTCTATAACATTATTTGATGCAAGAAAATCCCTATATCCAGCCCAATTAGAAATATCAAAAAACCATGGCAAATCAACCTTATTGCAGGCCTGTTCACCAACTTCTTCAAAAACATCGCTTAATTCGAACTGGCGGGCGGACCAACGCTGCTCTATAGGCAATTTTTGGCTCGGGAAGCGCTGGCCGGGTAAAGGGGGTAAATATTCCCTTGTTGTCTTTTTGTTCACTGCTCGTCGGCATAATTTAAAATCCTCTCCTGTCATTGTGAATGATAACGGCAAGTTATCTTTTACGGTCTTTCCTTCGTAAGAAAGAAAGAAATTTTCTTCTTTAATGGATATTGCATTTCGGTGGTATCTGATACTGTGTATGTCATAAATCCCAAGCGGAAATGAAACAAAATATTTCTGTGGTGTCACCCAGCGTGAAACTTTACTGGCGGTTTTCCAAGCAGAGTACATCCCATATAAAACTGACCACCCATAAGAATCGCGTCGGTCGCGATCTTTCGGATGGATCGGCACATAATAAATAGGCACCTCTTTTCTTTCTTCTGAGCTAAATCTAGAAATTCGGTTATAATATACCGGGTCGTAGGTCCAATCTCCAATTACTTTTCGTATAATAGGTGCGATATCATCATTGGCTACAATCCAAATGGTGTTGCAGCCTGCCATGGCGCACTCAAAGACTGATTTTTGAACTGCGGTGAACCCGTGTCCGACCGGCATAAGGCAGTCAGGTGTTGGAAGATCAAAATCAGTTTTTAAATTTGCTAGCGGAATAATACCAGCTAAGTGCAATTTATTGCTCATAAGTCTCTTAAAAATCTATGGTAGGCCACACAAGCTTCTGGTAAACTTTCAAGCAAACTTTCTTCGCTATCTTGCGAAAGTAGTATATTGGCGGCTTTCGATTCGGGTTTATCTGCTGGCTCGCGTGTTTCGCGTCGAATGCTAGTTGTTCTAAATTTGTAATGTTTCGGGTTTCCTGCTGTGGTGTAATCATGGGCGAATGTCCCTTTCATTCCTCTGCTCTCCATTTCGTGGACGGTCTTAAAACGCGCCATCGTTTGAGAGTAATCAAAATCTAAATATTGTTCTTGGTTTAAGACTGAGACAGCACAAGCATCTTTAACAGGAGTATTTCCATCAATACGGTCGGAAGAATAAAACCATATCTCGCTGACAAAATCATCGTCTGTGCGAATAAAGTCGATCTCATGCTTGCCGCCTCTATTAAATGCAATATAATCATAACACATATACTTATGTTCGTCAAGTACTTTTTGCTCTACAAAGCCCGTTGCATGGTCATCGCCAAAGTAGGTACACTGGTTAAACTTGAACTCCATTATTTTAGAATATTCGTTGGAGCACACTATGCTCTCCCCATCATACCGAAGACTATGGCACAAATTCGAGAGCGGCGCCTTACCGTCAAGCGACAATAAAAAAAGCAATCTTTCCCAGAGGAACTCTTTCGTGATGCCGACATTCTTTTCGCCCGCAAACGTCGTTAAACTTTTTGCAGCTCCAGGAATTTTAAGACAAGACAAGTCCAGCTCTGGCTTTAAATAATCGAACCGAAATGGTCGCTTTTCCTCGGTGAAAAAGATTGGGTACCCGTTATTGAAAGCATACAAGACTGCTGCAAATGAGCTTCCAATCACTATATTATCATATTCAAGCAACTTAGTTCCCAATGCCGGTGCGATCATATCCTCCTAGTTGCCAAGTCGGGTGCATAATGTGAAATTTTTGTCTATAATGCATCCAGCCTAGGGCGTGGCCCAATTCATGCTCTAAGACGCGTTCTTTCCTGGCATATTTTGGAAGAATGTGTATCTTTGCTTTTACTATATCACCTTTTTCTGGATGTGTATATAGTCTCGTCGATGCCATGTGGCTGTCAGCAAATCCTGTTTCCGGCAACGTTACCAATATCTCACCATAGGCAGGCGTCATACACATAGAAAAAGGATCTTTGGCGATAGTTTCAAAATCATAGCCGGCGGCTTCCCAATATTTAACTGCATGTGTCATACGATATATCGAAACTTCGGTTGCGCCGCATATTCTAATTTTGGGCTTCATCTTCCACTTGGCCTTTTGTTGTGGCTTTCCGATGGCAAAAGCTTCAAGAGGTTCGACTTGGTTAACATGTAATATTGGATAATCATATGTTGTTGGTGTAAAACAACTTAATAAAATTAGTAGTAAGCTCATGTAATAATTAGAGAATACTTAATTTTAGTCGTTCTTAATATCCTCTAAAATATCGATGTTGTATTCAGTTTCGTCTAAAAGGGTTTTAATATCTAAACCTGCGCAGTCTATTTTTGACTTACTTATGTGGTAGTGGCTAACAAACCCACTGTAATTTCCGTATGCTACTTCTTGCACATACTTCGTGGAGGTTTTTCCAAATTGACTTACGGGCGTTTCATATGGGATCCCCGTGGCGCCGTGGATGGCCTTCCAAAGCGCCTTTAATGCCCCTATCTGGGCCGGATAAAATCCTAGAAATGGATCTAGCTTGTGGCCGTGCACCCAAGCGTTCTCCACCAATGGGCGCTCGCCGAAGCCATTCTTTATATACCAATCTTGATACTTTGGATAATATGCGTTTGATATTTCCACCCCTACAGATGGCCGGTTTGTGCGTGAAGATCCGGCATGCCACGCTGAATGCTGCATATCAAGAGTCTGATATATCGTGCCGTCATTGTCGATAAGAAAGTGAACCGAAATACCGCGCCGATCTAATACTCTTTGACATGATATGGATGAAAGGCAAACATCCCAATGGTTGACAAAATAGCGAATCTTGCGCTTAGGGCGCCCTGAATAATCATAATAGTGCCCGGGCTTTGTTTCTAATCCCCCTTTCTCTGACCATAAAACAAACTTATCCCACTCAATAGGGTGAAATTCTCCATTATAAACAATATAATTTGAGTAATGGCAGTCTGTCGGCTTATAATCATCAATCTCAGCTTGGCGCTCAGTCCACAGACGCCGAAAAGTCATAGGGCCGCAAAGGCCGTCGCCGGAGAGGCCGCGGGCTTTTTGCCACTTTTTGATGGCCCTTGTAAGCTTGTCATCAAAATATTTCTCTCCGAACCAGCTAGGTTCCCACCCAAGTTTCTTGGCAGATGCTTCGTTGTAAAAGTGTTTGTCCATACATGCTGGCTTCCTGTTTATTCAATTATTCCCACGACATAATTATCTAAAACGACATTGTAAATAGTTCCACCAATACTTATTTCCTCAATCATAGTGCGATCCACCACCAACTTTGCGGCCGTCGGAACATCAAAACGAACGTCCTCCGAAGAACCAACAACGGCAACTGTAATAAACCTTTCTTGTTGCGGCTTATAATCCTCTGGGAGCACAATAAGAGACTCCTCTTTCTCCGCGTCGGGGCGGAGATGTTCAATTAAAATATACCTATTGACTGGCTTAAACATTTTGTAGTTCCTTCATGATCAGTTTTTCTTGGATATGGTAATCGGCTTTACTCAAGAAAATGTCTTCGCGACGGGCGCAGTGCTTACAGTACATTGTCATGTGTACATTTTCACCGTGAGTTGAGCGAATATTGCCTACCGGAACCCAATAGCACTCGGCGTGGCTGCTTCTACACCTTCTTTTTACTGTGCTATCTTCCATTAAATGATTAAAATTCACACTTCCTCCTGTATCGTGCACGTATCGTTGGTACAAAACTTGGTTCCAGAACCTCCATCTTCATCATCAAATCGTTCAACGGGAACAGTTTTAGAAATTAACTTTTCATATTTCTTTTTGGTGATTGCCTCATAGGGAGCTTGCTCGTATCCAGTTTCCTCATATCTCAAAAAAGAGACGGCTTTGAGACGCGTCTCGTATAATTCAAGAGCGTTCTTAATCTGCGATGCCTCTTCTTCTTTAAAAGATACTGTAACAGATACTGAGTTGTCGGCCCAATAATGCTGATACTGGGCTGCAATTTCAAGTTGTTCCCACATTGAAATATCTTGTTTTCCTTTCGAAAAATAGGGCTCATGTATAGGAAAGTCCACAACAACAGTGTTGGGAGAGTATTTATCATCTTCAACATTATAGCCTGCTTTTTGTAGTTTGTCAATTAACTTTGAAGTTTTCGAAAATCTAATTCTTCTAATGTAGTATTCATTTTCTGGAAAATGAATGCCCGGAGTTGAGCCGTTTAATAGCGATACTGTTCCAGAGGGCTTAATTGATGTCATTCTTACTGACTTGGGAATACATAGCCAGTTTGAATATTCTTCATCCAATTGTTTTACATGCTCATATGCCTTGTCACACATTTCATAAACTTCTCGGCGGCCAAACTTATTAAAGGCCTGTACAACGCCTGATTGAGATAGGCCGATTCTACGATTTTTAAGCATTTTTGCGTTAGTTTCTGGCCAGTGAGTATTAGACAGCGTAATCGTTTTACCATATAAATAGGCAATCTTTAATGTACGAAGATAATCTTCCAAATCATCATGCTTAGCGGGATAAGTCTCCACCAAGCAACACAACTCCGCATCTTCAAGTTGCTGTTCAACGCAGGGGTTGAATCCGGCCACGTTAATATCATCAAACCGCTCGCCATCTTTGAATCGACCACGAGTGCGCGCATTGTTCAGCCAAATATATCCCGGCTCTCCGTTCTTTTGGCTTTGCTTGGCATGCCATGTATAATCCATTCCAACTTCCGCATTAAAGGAGTTGTTGGAACCCCACCTATGGTGATATAGCTTTTCCTGATCGTTTTTCATTTCAAGATAACGCGTGTCATCGGGGCGCCCCATTGCCAGCGCTGCGGACCGGCGTACATTGCCCGAGACAACACATCGGCCAATTAAATTTTCAGTATCTACAATGTCTACCGAAGAAATTGATTCGCCTATTTTTGAAGAGTAAAGCTCTTTTAAATTTTTATGAAGTTCTTCAAGAGGCGCAGGGCCGCTAGATGTCCCTCCAAATCCTTTGATTACGGCACCGAGCGGTCGGATTGCGGAATAATCAAATTTAGGCACTTTTCCTCCGAAGAAGAACCCGTCAAGAAGAGTGTGAACTGAGTTTACCCACCCCTCACGCGAATCATCAATCACTAGGGTATCATTAGTATATTCGGGTTCTTTAATAGTAACGGTTCCGGCGCCTTCCGTATCAAAACCAACACCAACACCAACCATTAGTGCATCCATCATCCATGCAAAAAGGTAGCCTCCCTTCGTGGCAAGATCACGCGTGGATCGAAATGCGCAGTTAAAGAGGCCTGCGGCGGTGCGTTCTTCGATAAACTTAGTGCCCATCATCCATAGGCCGCGGCCCGGAGGCGTCCATTTCAAATTAAAGAGGCGATCATATGCGTCTTTGGCTGTTTTTTGAGCCTTGCTGTCGTTCCACTCTAATCCAAGCTGGAAAACGTGTTGTTTTTGCATGTTAAACATCCCTTCCACAACACGCCGGCAGGTTTGCCACCACTCTTCTGAGCCGGTGGCTTCGGGGTCAAACTCATTAAGACGACGCGAATATGTTCTCTTAAAGGTAACATACCCCAATGGGCCCCATGGCACCTTCTCTATCTTATATGGCTCAATAAATGTATCTGATAATCTAAATCTACGTATGTTTTCAATTGTTCTCATTTGTTTCTATTTTCCTTTTCTAAATTTTTCATACTTTGTCTGTAGTAGGCCTTTCTGCATACTCGCACTCAACGCTACAGGATTGAGAGGAACTTGCCCGGTTGACGTGGCGTTTTTTGGCATGATTCTAATTTTTGCATTTGATGGATCCATAAATATATCATAAACAATTCCATCAGGACCATTTCTATTTTTAGCAATAAAAATCTTTCCCTGATTATTTTGTTTATCCTCGATTGTTCTGGAAACAGAGAAAATAAAATCAGCCACGAAGCACTTACTAAACGCCTCAGAGATTTGCTCCATTGTGATAACCTCCGCATTCAAGCCTGAGCGGTTTGTTTGCGATGCCGTCCACACCGGACACTGAAACTCAGTAGAGATTGCACGGAGGTCTTCGTAAATAGATTCCAATTCAGTTCTCTTTTCTTTCCTTGCGGTTACTGGCCTCAAAAGGTCGGCATAGTCGACAATGATCATCCCCGGCTTGATGCCTCTCTTTAACAACTTGGTAAGGTGGGATTTAATAGTATTGGTTGTTGCAGATTTGGTGGGGTATTCTTTGACAATGAGTTTTCCCTCAATGTCTTTTATTTCTTCATAAACTTCTTCTTTGAAATTAATGATATCAGAAAGAGGGTAACCTGTTAAGCAACTATCGTATCTATTTGCAATAATTGTATCCTGTAGTTCAAGCGTATAATGAATAACAGTCTTTGCCTCCTTCAAGCCTTGGGCGCCTAGATGCACAAGGCAAAAAGATTTTCCGGCGCCCGTTGGAGCAATAACTACTCCAAGTTCGCTTTTTCCAAGCCCTCCGCCACAAATAGAATCAATCTCTCGCCAGCCCGTGGTGACGGGCAGTCTGTGCTTTGGGACGAAGCGTGCCTCAAAATCAGCTAAATAATCATAACCGAAATTGTTGTCTGAACCAAGCTTAAGAGAATCGTTAATTGTTTTTGAAATCTCATCAAAAGAGCATGTCTGAAGCAACCCAACTGATTTGAGCATGGCTTCTTTTAAGTTCTGCTTACGACAAAAATCAAGAGACTGTTCTTTTATGTATTCTCTATCTTGTAAATCTTTTGTGGTAATCTTGGCAAAGTAATCTCTTACTTGCTTCTGTACGACCCGATCTTCATTATCAAGATCGGTTCTTAGAATTGTTATAATCGCTTCTACGGAAGGATGAGTATTGTATTGATCTCGATAGTTTACAATTTTGCTTACAAACACACGAAGATACTCCAATTCTAAAAAGTTAACATCGAGTACCTCGGTAATCTGATCTGCAAATGGACGATCCTCGTAAATAATCTGTACGAGGCCTTCTTGGAAGGCTTTGCCATATCGACTAAAATTGTCTTTTTCGATCAAACCGTCCCTCGCTTTGTGCCCATTATAAATATAACAAATCGACGCGTAAAGTCAAGCATTTTAACACTCAGAGTTGATTTTATTCAGATGTAGTTCAAGGTCTTTCCAATTCAGTTCTCCAAACCCATCATCGCGCATCTTCTTCATAATCTCTATCTTGTTGAAATTGCACTCAAAGTTCTCAACAGCATTACAAATAAAGTCTTTTGACTGCGGAGAAAGCATTGGAGAATATAGCTGCATCATCTTATAATTGTGTGCAATTATTTTTTGTCCCTCGATGATATTGATATGAAATTTAAGTTTTTTATCGATTTTTTCGCAATAAGATACAATATCATCAATTGTATAATCTTTGTCAGACCCAAGAAATCCAAGCCGGCGCTGAATACTCTTAAACCCTACTGACTTAATTCCTGGCAAATTATCTGATGCATCTCCCACCAGTGAGCGCGCTAGCGCCATATTGCGTGGATGCACTCCCAACTCTTCCACGATCTTTTTCTTATTATATACAACATCGCTAGTGGGTCGGTATACCACTGTTTCATCATCACAGAGTTGATAAAAATCCTTGTCATTGGAAACAACTACTTTCTGCCACCCATCATAGTAGTGCATTCGTGTGAGATAGGAGATAACATCGTCAGCTTCTACCTCTGGTAACATTACTTGCACAATAGGCATCTCGTTAAAATACTCAATGGATCGCGTCTGTTGCCAAATTCTATTCTGCATCTCCTCGTTTTCGGTGAGCGCCTTCACGTTACGGTTCAAGCGGATTGGCTTTCGTCCTGCTTTATAATTCTTGTCCATAGATCGGCGCTTGCGAGATCCGTTGGGACCATCCCATACGATCACGATCTCATTGGGCTTTGTCATGCGTACAAGCTTCTGCACGATCTTAAGCGATCCCTTAAAGCCTCCGATGGGTTCTCCATTTGAGGAGAGGCTAGGATCTACAATATAGGCCCTCAAAAACATATTGAGGGCATCGATAATAAGTACTCTTTTCATAGTTTATAACTTCCTGCGGTTTTATTATTAATAGTATATACGACGCGCTTAACTCCCACATGCTTGAGTGCCTCGTGGCACATGGAGCACGGCTTTGATAGCTTGTACTCGCCTTCTCGACCTACGCGGGCCACATATACGGTGGCGCCATCAGTAATACTCCGGTCCATCCCAAGGATGGCCCCAAGCTCTGCATGCAGCGTAGTGCGGCCGGCGTGATCACGCTGGAACCGGGATCCAAATGCGCAGTAATTATTCTTATTGAACGAGGCGTTGCGAATGGATCCTTTGACAAGTACTGCACCATGGCGATAATCAGGATAAGTCGACTGATGGGCCATGCGCTTGGCCAATTCCATATAGCGCCGGACCTTGCCAGAGTATTTGTGAAATTTGTCGGCGCTATAGTCTGATGCGTATTCTCGGGCCATGGTAGACAAAAGCCCTCCTACAAGCTTATACCTAAGTATAACGTATTGCAGGAGGGCTGTCAAGCGATTTTATTGAGGATCAGAGTAAAACTGATCAGCGCTTCCCTCTCTTTTATCAAACTTTTGTACTACTTCCTCGTCCATCAACTGTATGACGTGGGAACGGAATTCCTCATCAGTTTGTACCAGTTGCGCCCATTTAGAAGGTTGAAACTTCTTCTCATATCCATCAGGCATTGTTAGCGTATACCAAGCGCCGGCACTCTTCATGTGATCAGAAGATTTGACTGCATCAAACCAAGACTCTTCGTCTCGAATCCCAATATCGTCAGTGCCCCATAGAATACGGAATGCGCAGGTTCTACCTTGCGTCCCAAAACGTGATTTCTCAAGCTTAACCTTAACCTCTGAGCCAATGCGGAATCCTTTATCATCTTCGACAAAAGAAGCCTTCGCCTTTCGACCTGTCAACCAGATTCGCAGCGAATACGAATAATGCATTGCCTTGCCTCCGGGTGTCATATAGGGGGTGGTCATCGCAATAATGCGAGCGTTAGGGCCACTTGGAATGTTAGTCTTAAGCTGGTTGAGTACCACAAACGTTGCCTGCCTGTCGGCAATTGGAATGATCAGCTTCGACATACCCTTTGCAAGAATGCGCGCCTTTACCGCCATCGAAGATTGGGGATTAAAATCTCCCTCTACGTCTGACACAGAAGGCGTAAGAGCCAGAGAGTCCCAGATAAACACCAACTGTTCGTCAGTTGCGCCCAGCAACTCTTCTACTGTCTCTAATACAAACTCTACAGAAGATGCCTGAACGTACATTAAACGGCCTAGGTCGCATCCTGCTCGCTCCAAAAAGCTTGGGTCGATAGCAGACTCCGAATCGAAGTAAACAATCATCTTGCCCTGTTTCTGGGCGTTTGCGGCTATCTGTGCAGCCATGTAAGACTTACCTGTACTCTCTAGGCCCGCTAGCTCTGTAACCTTGCCAACGGGGATCCCAGCAACATGGCCTTTGCAAATAATAGAATCAAGCCAGCGTGAGCCGGTGGGAATCCACTCCTTTACTTCTGTGGGGTTTTCACCCGTTAAATCATGCGCGACATTTCGGCCGGCCTTCTTGTTGACCAAGCTCATCAGATCCTGCATGGATACGCGACCCGCTTTTGATTCTTTAGCTTTTCTGGCCATATGGCCTCCTCCTGGGTATAAATAAAATGGACGCAGGGGGTGGATTTGAACCACCGACCTCCGGGTTATGAGGCCGACGAGCTACCAAACTGCTCTACCCTGAACATAAGTGCGGCACCCTATTTTCCCGACCGGGGTGCCAGCGGTCTTGTGCAAACCTAATTACTTGTTGGCAACCAACTCATCAAACGCTCGGTCCACGGCGCTAGTCTTGTCAGTATCTTTACTATATCGCGTGGTTTCAGACGAACGTGACTCGGCACTCAAATCGCCGGCTAGTTGCTCATCAAGGATAGCGTCGATCTCTTCGGGAGTTTTCCTCTCAAAGAGTCCATTAAAGTCGGGAATGCTATCAAGGAGGGCAGGGATAGCCTCTTCATCCTCCAATAATGGTGTAGTATTCCGACGCATTTTTAGGCTTGTCTGCGGGTAAGCGCCCGGGGCAGTGGGCTTCGTGTATGTTAGTGAAATATCGGTGCCTTCCATGGCATCGGTAATATCACCATAATCTGGGTCTAGAATATAGCCCAAAAGGTTTTCATAGGCTCGCTTTCCGTAGCCATAGATCTTGACACCCTCATCTTCGCGGCCGCGGACAACCACCGGCGAAAAGAAGCGTGCGCGCACAAACAATGACTTAGCCAGCTTCTTGCTTTCTTCGTCGTTACTTGCAACCCCTTCCTTCCACAGAGAAGAGGCAAATTCGCAAATTGGGCAGTCTTCTCCAAAGTTTCTCTTTGGACACAGGATACCTCCCTTATGTTCTCCAACATTGTAGTGGAAATACATTTCCTTTAGCGGATCGCCGTCGTTAGTGGGTACGATGCGAATTTCCGTATCCCCTTCCTCTGGTCTAAACCAGACGGACTTCTCCGAACCTCCCTCACCACGAAGAGTGGCAAGCTTTTTTCTCATTAGTTCCATGTTAATTGACATTTATTGTCTCCTTTTGTTTTTATGGTTAGAGTATATCAAGCGTTCCTTGATATCTAATGTAACACTCTCAACTTATCTTGTCAAGAGTTTTTTTGTTGTTGTGTAGCGTTAGTGTGGGCAACGCAAAACCCAAAATCTGAGAGGTGTGTTTCATATATTGCATACGAAATCTTGTGGTATGCATTTCGTGGCTTTTCCTTAAGCATGTCTACAATACGTTTGTGCAACCCGACCTCATCTTCTAGTCTTTGTTCATTTATACATAAATAATAACACACATCTCGGGACATGTCAAGCTCAAAGAACCACTTTTCTTGAAGATTTTTTGGATCCAGCATCCCCAAAGAGCGTATGCGATTAATATCGGACGGCTTGGCAACTTGGCCAATTTCGGGATCCGTATGGTCAAAGAAATTTAAATAATGAACAGCAGAAAAAATGGCGTTATTTAGCGAATCATAGTAATTTTTAATTGAAATGTTCTGTATATTTTGTTCTATGCTTTCATTAGAGATTATCGTCACAGAATGCAGCAACCCTGAACGCGCATATTCCTGTAAGACCCCAAACACAAGATTTTCTAATAATTTTGGGACTCCAGTTAATAGCTCGATATCTGGTTTGATATAAAAGACATCTATCTTTTTATCTTTTATTTGTTCTAAAATGCCAAGAGAATAATTCGAACTATAAGAAGACCCAACAATGAATATTTGAACATAATCATTTAAGTCCGAAAAAAACTTTTTTAAGTCGGGAATATTGTTCTCGTATTCTTCGGGTTTCTCAAAAACTTTAAGCTTATGCTTGTACTTTGTGTTGCGTTCAATTTTACTATTTAACAAATATACGTTATAGTTTTTTTGAGCTTTAAATTTTTCAGCAATTGCGGATGCGGCAGATCCAATGCCCACTACCGATATCATAACCTTAAATCCTCCAAATCATAGTAATTTGTGCCGGCTTCCATATTAACCACAAATTTATCAAGAATATTGTTTGAAAATATTTCTTTTATTTCCGGTACTAAGTCTTTTTCATCATTACTCAGATCTATTACTATCTCGTCATGCACAATGTGTGAAACAAAAGATTTCTTGTCTTCCAAGAATCGATCAATTTCAATCGCCCTAGACATTACCAAGTCTGCGGTGGTGCTTTGTATAATATAATTAAAGGCGCGCCTTTCATCAACTTTTATCTTGCGGCCGGCTATAGTCTGAACATAACCTCCTTCGTAATATTCTTTTACAACATCCTCGCGATTGTAGTATTTTGAGTCTAAGTCTTTTGAATCGTGATTATAGAGCCACGAAAATAATAGAGTTTTTGCCTCAGATCTATCAAGAATCGCACGATTTTTGAAAATATTGTCGATGTTCCACATGTGAATATCATATTGTGGCTGATTTTTGCCGGATAAGGCTAAAAATGTTCGAATTTCTGCTCCATTATAATCTAAAGATAAGAACCAATCATTGCGCGGTTTTATTAATTTTCTCAGTTGCCTGTTCATTGTTAAGATAGGAAATGAGCCCGGGGCCGTTGCCAAGCGTCCCGTGACAGTCCCAAATAGATTATAGTCTATATACGGGCTTCCTTTTAGAATTTTATTAGCGGCGCCTCGGTGAACAGATGAGACAAACAATTTTCTACATCCTTCATTGCTAATGTTTAATTTTTGATGGCGTATTTTATGCACCAATTTCTGAGCTTTATCTAGATGATCATAATTTCCTGGTTTTTCGAAATTCTCAAAAACATGCTTCGTTATTTGATTTTTTACTTCTAAAAATTCTAACAAAAAATCATGTGGTACCAAGTCAAAGAAACAATGATCACGAAAATCAATTTTTGCTAATTCAAATGATTTTTTATACGCCGACATCTTTGACTGCAATCGACGCAGCGTTGGCTGCAGTGTGGGAGGGCAGCCTTTCTCTATGGGGCCGCCACCACAATAAAGCCACGCATACTCTATTGCCTCGTCTACCAAGGAACCTGAATATTTCCACGTTCTAAGGAGGCTTTCTGGCATTTCATCAAAATGCAACTGGCCGTCAGCATAAACACCAATACATTCATTTTTATCGTCGATTGCTTGAAAATACATTTTTCTAATTAAATATCGTCTAGGGCGCCGTCACCACCAGAAAGCATCTCTTCGATGGGCTCAACATGAAGTTGAACATCTGGGGCATCATTCGGCAATGGATTGTCTTCCAGTTCTCTAAGTCTATTACTAATATAAGTCAAAGAGCCGATATAGTCAAATGTTTTATTCAAAATATTTTCAAAAGAGTTGAGGCCTCGGTTTAAATCAAGTCGAGATATTTCAATACAGTTGTCAATAATATTATCTTGTTGGGGCGCCGAGAAAGATGATTCTTCCTCTTTAAAGCGAATTCGACAATAAAGATCTAAAAAATAATAATCGTCATAAATACTAAAAAAATACTCTGAAGTGTACGTGCTTGGAAAATTTTCGATTAGCTGAGTGCCATCGGTTTGCACGTGTGAAACCTCATAGTACACATCCTGCTTTAGTCTGTGGTACATTTCATACATAATTTGTTTAAAAACTTGAAAATATCCTTTGTGCGCTTTCTCATATCCAATGTGTAGAACACTATCGGTATCTGTTACTCCGTAAAGACCTGCGTATTCCAGCATAGGAGCAGAACCAATATCAGCTACAATGCGCCATGGAATATTCTTATCAACCATGAATCCATATTCGGCGCATGCGTTTAGAAAAAATTGCCAGTTTTTGCTATTATAAAATTTTTCAATTTTCTCTGCGTCGTTCGACGGATCCATATCGGCAATTTCAATCACAAGGCCTGAAACGTTTGCTGGGCAATAATGACTTTTAACGTATGCCGGTAACGTAAAGGGAATTCTGCGACATGTCTTAAAAATATAGGGAGTTAGCAGCGCGACAAACTTTTCAAAACTAACAAACCTGACACTATCTTCCTCAAAAAGCTCTTCCACGGCTTCTTTATAAGAAGATAGGTGCTGCTTATATAGGTAGTGAGGATCTTGATATGCCTTGTGGGCCTTTAGATTGGCTAAGTTTTTATCTGTGGAGTCGATTTCTGCTTTCAATACCTTTTTCTGAAAAGTTTTTGCTAAATCATTAAATGCATCCGAAACAAAATTTAATGCTTTTAGGCCTCTTTTCGGATCTGAGGCCTGGATGATAGATTTAAGCTCCAAAACATAATCCTTCACGACAATTGGCTCAAACAGTCTGCTTACACGACCATACAGTTGCTTTTCAGCAAATGTGAAATCTACAAGATTTGAATAAGAGTTCCAGATCGTGTCAAATTTATACAATATCTTTTTATTAAATGTATCACGAGAACCTTCAGAATTGCCCTTAACATAAAAATCTGACACTATGTTACTCCTTGTGGTTATCTTCTGGCGCGCCATGAGACTCGGTACTCTTGATCATCAAATCTTGTACAAACTTCAGGCCGGCTATTCTGCCCGCTGAAACTGAAGTAGGGGGTTCCTTCTTCGCCGTTTGATTGGATTTTGAATGATCTTCTCCGCCAATTGAACATTTTGTTACTGATTCTGACTGTTGATCTGGTTTGATAAATTTTGCCTCGTCCAAACCCGCAGGCGGCTTTGATCTCGTTATGCCATTGTGCCACATGGCAGTAATCATCGTGCGCGCCTCTCCAATGCCGTATACGTGTTCTGATTTGGTGATCAGATAATACCCTCCAATACCAAAATCAGTTAAATTCTCAATGTCCAGGCGTTTGGCTACTTCTGGATCCAAATATGGTACCCAGCCCCGGGGATCAACAAAAATAAATGATCCGGGAAACGCGTGCGGGTTTGCATAGCACTCCAAATCAACGTGATACACTTCTCTTAATTGCTGCAATCCGTCGAATCCTTCTTGTTCGAATCTCATTTCTTTTACGGACGTTCTGGTATCACGCTTAAGTTGTATTCTCTTAACAATCCCGCGATCTAAGCCAATGCTATAGTGATGGATTCCATGTTGTAGATCTTCTTCAACATTTCCGTTCATTATACCAAAAGGTGTCGCTCGCGAAGCATAAAATATTAAATAATTATATTCATCCTCAACCGCACCCCCAATAGGCGTGTTGGTTACGCCACCAGTATTTAATATGGGTTTTTTCTTCGCGGCGGATCCAACCTCTGTAAACAATCTGGAGATATACTTATTTTTTGGTTTGGCGTTCCTAAGTTCGTTAATTAATTGTGTGAGGGGGTCTGAAGGAAAATCTGGATCATCCTTGTACGCCGTAAAAACTGCCTCCCTCAACCTAACGCCTTGCTTTGCGGTGGCAGAAAAGCAAGTAGCATCATTGATAAACGAACTGGTCAATTTAACAATAAATTTCTTTACAAAAGAGGCTAAAGTAAAATCATCAGAACCTCTTTGGATGGTTTCTGAAACGAGCCATTCGTTGAAATATTTGACCGATATCGGAAGATCACCAATACTAATTACCACACTTTCACTAGGATTTGAAGGGTTAACCAACTCTAACGGACCAAGGACAATTCTCATCTTTTTAAAACTATTGTAGTACTGTCTTCCCAGCACCTGTTCGTTTTGTACCAAATATTTCCGGTAATATCCCGCAAGACCGGCGCCTTTTAGTAAATCGGACTTCTTCGCTTGTTCAATTAGTGTATCATATTTTGAGAGCCGATTTTCTATGCCCTCCAAAACAACATCCACCAAATCACTTAGAAAAAAGAACGAAACATTGGGGTCATTCGGATTAGCAACATATTTATTGACTGGCTTATTCTTTTCTTTTTCTTGCTTGTCGTCTTTACCTGCCTCCTTTTTAACATCTTTTTTGGCAGTATCTTTTTTCGAAAGGGTTCCTATGTTTAATTTTTGGCCGTTTTTCAATTCATAAAATGGACCTTCTGAGTTAAATTTTTGCAAATCAGAATCTGGAAGACTAATAAACCTAATTTTTCCCTTTGAGAACAGGCTTGTCATAACCACTTTCATCGACTGTTTGCGGTCTGACTTCACTTGGTTCATTTGCGATTTCTTAAAAGCTGTGACCGCTTTCGCATCACAAGCCATGTTTAACTGTTGTAATCTTATTTTTCTAGCGATTGCGCTCGAATTGATATTTTTTGTTCCGGAAAAAATCGAAAAGCCGACCTGATCAAAGTGGGTATCCATATATGCTTGATAATTTATAATGAACTTTATTGTGCCATCATCATCAAACCTAAATTCATGTGTTACTGGTATTAAATTAACCGTTAATGAGGAGTTGTCAATCGCATTTTGAAACCCCGGAGATACATAGCGGGCCGGCGGGGCCCAACCAATAACGGCCTTTAACCTAAAGTTCAAAGAATAGGGATCCCCAATATTTTGCCCATATGTGTTGGGATTAATCTTTTGGGCAATTTTTTTATAACTGGTTCCTCCCGTCTTTAGCGCCAAATCTGCGTATGAGTATGGAAAATTAGACGGGCCACGGATTTTTAAAATTTCATCAAACCCGTTCGCATGTAAAGTAAGTGTTCCTTTGATCATTCTTTTTGCAGCAAAAGGATCACTTCCCTCATAAGTAACACTAAAGTTTTCGATGCCCACTCCGAATCCTCTTTTATCTCTACTTTTTAAAAGAGATTCTACGCCATCCGGATCCGAGTGATCTCCCTTGCCGGCATTAGCATTAAAATTATATTCTTGTTCAATCTCATCGCCACTTTTGTCTTCCATTACCTTGAAAAGTCGAATTCTAGGCTGCAAATTGGAGATTTCAGACGTAGGCATCGTTAAAAGTTCCGTTTGTGAGTCATATATGGCTAGCCGATTTATAAAGGCAAAAGGATCACTGTGGACCATAATTGAGGCATTGCCATGGCCACTCAAATACGGCAACGTTTTCACTTCCTTGGATTCTATATTCTCAAGCTTGTATCTAACCAATTGAAATATCTTTGCCAATAGAAAACACTGCTCTTTAAATTGAATGGAGCGGGCTTTTGGAATTGATTGTATTGTTTTGGCAATATCTTTTTGAGCCTCATCTAAGGCTCCTTTCACCAACAAATCCCGGGCAAGCTTTTCGGTGTCCCCAAGAGCGTCTACCTCGGCTTTCCATGGGTTATTTGGATTGGTCGCCGGAGGAAGGGCGCCCTCAGATGCTTTATTCCAAAGTGCGTCAGCTACTGCTTTATCTGCTAGCATTTTTTTATACACTTCTTTAGCGTACGCGCCCATGTTCGCAGGATCCCCAATTTTCTTCTTAAGAGCCTCCAGATCTCCTTCCGCAATAAGGTTGTGGCCATCAGCAAAATTCAGCTGCATATCCTGATACCAACCAATCTCGGCGGCCGTGGTTGTATAGGATTCAACGCTGCTTGGTCTTGCCATGGTGTTGCCATCGTTATCGTACCACTCTGTCTTATCGTCGTTTTGTAGATAATAATCCATTGCTTTGGTAAACGCTGCCTGAGCGGCGATTTCGTCAACAGTATCTGCATCCTTGGGGATTGTAAACGACATCCATGCTGGCTGATCTGGATCTGGCATTTTAAACTCCTAAGACCTTAAGGGCGGATTCGAGGTCAACGGGTATTTCGATTAAATCGCCCGTTGCCAAGTTGGCCTCGGTGGGGGCCCCGTTATACCACGCAATTATCCACCAATATTTTGGATTACCATAATATTGATGGGATAGCTTATAGTATCTGTCTCCATACTTCCAAATATGCGTATTTGTAACTATTAGTGCACGATCTACGACGGATGGATTATATAAAGTTGGCGTTTCGTAATGAATCACTTTCTTTAAATTTCTTTTTCTTCTCAAATATGCATAATATTCGCCGGAATTGGAAAATTTCTTAGTCTTTCTGTATCTGGGCATTCTTTACCCAACCCCTGCTGAGCCGGACCAATTGCGGCCATAATCTGTGCTTGTTTGACTAACGGGAATTGATGTGAGGCCGGCAATAACGTCCACATTGTCAGAGCCAGTCAGCCAAATCTCTGAAACCTTGAGATCAAGAGGCCCAACCGTATGACGTGCCGGATCGGTTCCGGCCTTATCTGGAACTCTAAAATAATTATTCTTATCCGTAAGCCCTCTTAGCGAAAACGCAACTTTAGCCGGCGCAGCCGTGCTATGGTTGATAATTTTTATCCAAGATGTTACAGTCGGAAACTGGACCCGAATCGCGCCGTCTGCTCTGCAGTCTAGTCCACCTGTTACGTATGGCTCACCACTAACTTGATATGCGCCCACCGAGTGAAGGCCCGGTCTTAAATTTCTATAATCAGCCACGTTATTCTCCTTTTAAAGCTGTTCATTGTAAATAGTCATCTTTTTTGTCTAATCGCCGGATTCATATTCTGTATATCGAAGAGGCTATATTATTTTACCTTAATGGATGCGACTTCCGTTGAGGTAATACCCCCCTCTTCCATAGATGCATATTCAGAACCAGCAACTGTGGAGGCAATATAGGCGCGCTTTTCAGGGTTTTTTATGGTTCCTACTGCGAGCCTCCTCTGATCTCGTTTAAGGCGCGCCTTTCCAAACATGCCGGCATAGCGAGCCTTTGCGTTATCGATCATGGCCTGTGCCTGGTCACGTTTAAGTTCCTCATCTCGAATTTTTTCGACTCGCTCCTGCCAAGTTTTTTCGCCCTCAAATGCTGCCGCCCGTTGAAGCTCCACACCATAAGGAAATTTACCATCCAAGGAGGCGCCACCAACATCCCAACCAACAGTGTGTTCGTGCACCGGGTTGAACGACAAAGAGACATCAACCATTTTTGGTAAAATGGTCCCAGGAGCAGACTGATCACGGCTCTTTGCGTTACGCATTAATTTGCCACCTTTTTCGAAAACTCCATAGTCAGTATTTTCTACATTATGATTTATTGTACACGACGTTATAACCCCCAAGAGGCCAGCGTCGGACCCTCCCATGGCTTTGTAATTTTGATATGTTATTTCTCGATCAACATTCGCCAAATCCTTAGCAGCACTTGCAATACCATCGGTCTTTTGTATCAAGTTCATAACCTTAAGGCGAATCATGGGTGCTTGGGTTATTAATTGTGCGTCATTGCGGCCGGCAAGATTCTTGTTATAGGTGGGATATAAAAATTGACTTAGAAGCTGGAGCCTTCCCATGTTTTCGTAAGCTTCTCCTTCGGAAGAAGCAGGTACCTTAAAATTTAAAGTAATTGCTCGTGTGGTGTTTTTAAAAGCATAAATGGGATCGGTCCTACCAAAAACAGGTACACCAGACCAATCAGAAGTATATGTTTCAACCAAATTTGTAATGAATGCCTTAAAAAACACACTTTCGCCACTAGGAATGTGATGAAAAGATATTGCAAACCCAACGTTTGCCAGAGCATCTGTCGCATCAACAAAATTTGAGATATAGCCCGAAGTGCCAACTTTGTTGGCTCTATATTTGCTATTCCAGAAAAATCCTGTATCACGCTTGTCGTTACTGTCTGCTGCCATTTTAATTTATTCTCCGTTAATTGCTGCCGAAACAACATCTCCCAAAATTGAGAAAGTCTTCTTAGCCACCACATTGCCGTCCAAAGAGAACGGTATTGTAAACTCTTGGTTGATTGCTTGTGGGGAATTGCCGGTAACCATGTCCGAAAGTGCATCAAATGCGGCTGCCGAACGGCCGGCGACCGCGCCGGCTAATCCTGTGGCACCGCCTCCGCCGGTCATGGCTGGGGCCTGTATAGTCGGGGGTGATGCGCCCTCGATTCCCATTAGGCTTTGTGCCCATGCAGGAATTTTATCCTTCCAATAATCTAATGCAATTGTCATTTTTTCTGCTAGCATTGGACCTAGGCTTGTAAAGGGCCACAACAAGGAATCAACTATATTGGAGCCAATCCCTTCAAATACAGTCGAACGACTGGCAATTCCTAAAAAGCTTTTTACGCTCTTTATCCCCTCGTCAAACATATATACGAAAGTTTCACCAATAAAACCAAAATCAAGAGCCTCCCAGGCTTCTTCAAAACTCATTCCAAGGCTGTTAGTCATTCTGGAGATCGATTCCAAGAGGCCCATAGATAGAAAATCAATGGCCTGTGCGGCGCCATAACCTAAGCCTAAAAACCACGATCCAATCCAATCTTTAAAATCGCTTCCTGCAGTTTGTGCAGACTTCAGAACACCACTAAAACCTTGACGGACCATGTTCACAACAGAACCTATAGCAGCAACGCCAACTCCCCCCAAACGAGTAAGCGCTTTTCCTGCAATACTCGGAAGTCTGCTGAGGAATGGTCCAATTCTACCCAATCCCGCCATAATTTTCGAGACACCATTGATAAGCGGAGCAGCGATACGGGATCCCAGTTGCGCAAATTTCGGACCGATTCCTTTCAAAACATTCATTAATTTGGGGCCTAGGCTCTTAGCAAAGTTAGTAATACGGGGCCCTAAATTCTTAAACCAGTGGCCCATCTTCATTAATCTAACATTAAACTTTTGTAAACGCGAGAGCACATTGTGTTTTGCGAATTTACCTTGCTGCTTGACCCACAATTGGCCATTCTGTTTAAGGCCATACGTTGTCTTGCTGAGCGCTTTTGTGCTCTTTGTCCAGCCTGTCAGGCGGCCGATGCCTTTTTTGCCCCACTCCCAGACTTTTTTAGCCATCCACCAAACAGGTTTTAAGAGAATCGGGAAATTGCCTAATACGCCGGCAATAGCACTAAGAGTCATTAGAAGCCCCTCATTACCATCTATCCAGCTTCGCCACATATCGGCGCCGGCACTGACCGCGTCGAGCAGCGCTTTTTGCAGATCTGCGAAGGCGTCGTCGGTGGCTTGCAAGTTTGGTTCCGCTTTCTGTAGGCGACTGTCTAAGCGCTCAAGAACCCCTCTCAATTTTTCTGCTTGTTCTGTTGCGCCGGCCATACTATCGTCATTTTTGCCAATGTTGCCAGTTAAATCGCTCATATCGCCGCTCATTGCCCGGGCCAGTGCGGCCGCGTCTCCCAAGCCGGACGCTTCGGCAAAGAACTTACGCTCATGATATCCCATATCTTGGAAAGATTTGCCAGATGCATTGATAGCATCTCTGATCATTTCGAAGCGCTTAGCTGGATCGGTTTCGTCCATCAATTCCATTGCATTAACAAAGTTGCCACCCAATGCAGCATTAAGCTGGCCGGCTTGAGATGCGGCGCCTTCGAAGGTATCAAACTTGTTGGTCATATCCAACAATCTTTTCATCTCGATGCCGGTAATCTTGCTCGTGCGCGCCAGATCCTTAAATGCCTTAACCCCATTGTCACCCAGTTTCGCCAATTCGCCGCCCATATTGGCGAAATCGCCGGTTAATTGACCAACAGGAATTCCCAAATCTTGCGCGGTGGCGCGCATACCCAACATAAGCTCATCGGCATCGTCCATGGAAACACCCATCGATTTTGTTGCCTCTTGGACGCCTTTTCCGAAGTCTTCGTTACTTACACCTAATCTATTTAGAGTTGCGGCGGTTTCTATCAATTGACCTTGCTGCCGGCCAGAAAGCATTGTAAAATCAGTGGTGTTGTTCATTAAAGCTTTTGTGCTATCGGCGACTTCATCCAGGGTGGGGCCCAACTCGTTCATCTTCATCGTCTCGTACACATTCATGGTAGTGCGGCCAAGTTCCGCTGTGGCGCCGGTGGTTCTCATTAGTTCACCGCGCACTTTCTGCATCTCAGATACACGTTCTGCGGTGCCAATAAAAAAATTTCCTGCTGCCTTGGCTAGCCCTTGGAGGGCGCCCGCTGCGGATTTGACAATGCCGGCGAGGCCGCCACCCTTCCCAAGACCTTTAATAAGACTTCCCAAACCACCACCAACGCTGCTTAAATTACTACCAAAATCAGAGTATATGTCTATACCTGCTGCTGCAGCTTCTGAAGAATCTCTCATCGCCTCCGCAACCTTTCCCAATTCGGCGGCATGCTTCTTTTCTAGCTTCGTTAGCCGGGCTGTTAGGCGCCCCTCTTCTGTAAGCAGTCTATTATACTCTTTCTTGGCGGCGGCTTGCGCTGCAGGATTAATAGACGGATCGCTTAAAATAGTAGCCTGTTCTCTTAACTTTGCATTTATTGCTTCAAGTTCGGCAGAGCTTTGTTCGACGCCCCCAGCAGTTGCACCCGGTCTGGGGCCGACTGGCTTACCCTTAGCTGTTTGCTCAATCTGCTTTTCTAAAAGCTCTTTAATATCGTCTAGTGTTGCGGCCACAATAAAGTTCCTCGCTATAGTAAATAGTAAAAGCTCAAAAAACTATTTTTTTGAGCTTTCTTTAGGGGCAAATTGTTGTGGTATTTTAGGTTGATTGTGTGAATTTAGCAACTGGAAGTTTGAATTTCCTGAAGATCTCGACTTAGAAGAGTTCTCAATAGCTTCTTTTTCCGCCTCTAGTTGCTGAATTAGTCTTTCGGCAAACCAATTTCTAAGACCAACTGGCAGGCTATATGCTTCCGAGAACGACCATCCGCCCGAATATTTCAAAAAGAAGAACGTTTCATATACGTTCTCCATATACTCAGATGTCAGGCCAAAAAAAGTCCGCGGTCAGCGGGACCTCCATTTCTTGTGAATGATCACAAGCAATGCAGTCAAAATGCTGGCTTAAATCTACATCAGGGGCCGTCAATCTATAAGCTTTTCTCAAGTAAGCTGAATCCATCGAAGGCAAATTATCTGCAACATAATTTATTGCTTCTTCTGTATCGTTTCCATTCACAGCACAAATGATGTTCTTAAGCTGCGATGTAATAATTTTATCGGCCTTATTTGACTTGCGACTTTTTTCAACAGATGCGGATAATCTTTTCTCGTCACGACCGGTTAGGACTCTAAATGTTGCTGTTAATTTTGTTTTTGGGAGCAAAACACTATAAGTGCCGTCTCCGTTCGGTGTCGCTTCTGCAGACTGTCCCGATGTGATCTTCGCATCATTTAAATCAAACGTGTATTGCTGTTGAGCACTACAAGCAGGACAAGCAATGTTTGTGGTATACTCATGGCCATAGCCAGAAACTCTTGCTGCAATTATGATCGCGTTGCGATCACCAACAATAAGTGACTCGGGGTCAACTCTCTTGTCTACCATTAGACTATGCAATACTCTTTCTACTGCAATGCCTTTCTTGAGTAATGATCGGGAAGTTAAAATATCCTCTTCCTTTGCGGTCATTTGTTTAATCTCAATTGTTTCCTGTTCATGAAGGGGATGGTTTTCAGGATAAAACTTCCCTTTCGACGGCAATTCCACAAATTCTGTAGGAACAACAAAAGAAAAGGGATTCCCTTCATCTTGTGTCGCGGCTGCCGTCACTTGCGGAATAGGGGCTTGGGCATCTTTTGTTTCGTGCTCCAGACCTGTTCTACTTCTATTACGTGACAATATACACCTCTCTAATTTTCATATTATACGTTAAAATATCTCTTGCCTTGATCGACAACTGCGGCACCTGCCATGGCAGTTTCGACGCGGGCCCAATCGTACCTTAGCTTAACGGAAAGCTCTGTCAAGCCATCCTCGCCATAAGTTAATTCGCCAAAGCCGAGTTCTGTGACAAACCCGTTCCAAAGAGTCCAAGTTTCGGTTGGGTTGCCGTCAGCATCAATTTGCGTAATGATGACTGTGCCCAAAGCACCGGTGGCTTTGGCCTTTGAAATGCTTGTTAGGTTTTCATTTGTAGCGTCGGTGGGAGGGTTATAGCCTGAAGCCTCTACAATAGCGGCCAAAGTAGCTGCCACATCTGGATCACCGCCTGGGTCGACAAGCTTCACATCAATCTCGTTCCACTCAACGGATCCGGGGTAATAAAATTTGTGATTCAAGAAAGCATGATCAGCTGTGGAAATCGTGAATCCCGGCTTCGTGCATGACTTTGCGTACCAAAGCACTGCACCTCCGTTCTGAGAATTAATCCCTGTAAATTGAACGGTAAATCTAAATTGTCTCTTTGGGTCTTTTAAAGTAATATCTTCCTTAAAAGCTGTTGACCAGAATGGCATTGTTAGTTTCTCCCTTATTATAACTTAACTAGTCTATTTAATTAATTTTAGTCGTCAAATGACGCCCCAGTTGAAAGGATAACGAAGTCAATCGCAATAAATTCGATTGCTCTCGCTGGTTTCACTAGGATCTTGGCGTACATAATGTTCCGATCAATGAGATCGGGAGTGGTTGTTGATTCATCGAGAACCAAACGATAATCGGAAATACCGAATCTAGTCTTAACATTCGCAAGGAATGGCTCAACAAGTCCCTTAAATCTATCCCACGTAGCTTGTACGTTTTGTTCGAATAGAATTTGAGTAGAAAGAATCGAAATTTGCTTCTTGAGGTAGATAACCAGTCTTCTCACATTGATTCGATCAAGGGCTGACTGACGCTCTTGGAGCGTCTTCTGTCCAAAGACCACAATTCCACTAGAGGGGAATGAGGCAATTGGGTTAATACGTGCGTCGTATAGGGTGTCTCTCTCTTTAGACGTCAATCTCTCGGAAACGCTTGTGACTGGAATCCCAGCGGCGCCCTCTGTAAGACCACCTCTGTTAAAGCCGGCGGGCGCGAACCAGACGTCTGAGCGTGCTTCGGAGCTTCCCAAAACACCCATCATCGCAACAGTAGGTGGCACCCAGACCAAGGATCCATCTCCGGAATCTCGGGTTTGAACCCACGGATAGAATGTGGCGCCATAGCTGGAGTCAATTCTTCTGTCTTTCAGGTTATTTGCAGCCTGAATCGGAGTGGTGCCGCGGCGATCTGCCTTATCGGACTTATATTCTTCGTGAGGAGGAATGTAAATATTCGCCAAATCAATTAGTGCTAATGCATCGGCACGGTCTGAACACAAGTCGACCATATACCCGGTAAGGTTGTCGTTCGTGAGGCCCGGCACCGATAAAAGGTTCATGTTCACAGCTTCCGGATCTGCAACTGTTTCTAAGGCTCTCCGAATCGTGTGATAAACATAGTTATTTTCGTCTGTGGATGAGTCCGACAGGGCTTTATTATATATGGGATCGGGTTTCGTAATATCCCATCCATCAAAGCCGCCCCAGAAAGGCGCTGTAAATCTGTTGTAATCTGCATCAAGTAGCGTCTTATAGGAGCCAGATGCGGACACTGAGTTGCCTGCGGCTCTGGATCCTGATTCATAGAAGTATGATGAACCGCTCTTGCGGACATTATCCAGCGAGAACATATAGCTCCACCCAACAACACCGCCATTTCCGGCTTCGGAGCGTGAGGGATCGGAACCAATCGAGGTCAACCACAATCTGTGATTGTCTCCAACGCTTCTATCGCTTCTTGATGAATTGGTGTCGCGTGCGGTACTAAATCCAAAGTATGCATCTGTTGGATCGGTCAATCCACCAGCAGAGGCAGAAACTCGTAGGATATCTTGTGGGAATTTAAACGAAGCAGTGGTGTTATTCGAGAGGCCGCCGAGGAGACAGCCATGCCCGTCGCCGCTTATCCCAAAGCTCGCCCAGCTAGCTGTGGCGGCCGGGAGAGCATTGCCAGGTGCACCCGGATCGTTCGCCTTCCAGTCTATTCTAGGCGCTAAAATGGGAGGACCCTGATACCCAAAGGGCAGCAGCGTAGCGTCAGAGGCGCCGGCCTCTACATCCGAATTCATTTCGGCATACACATACTTGGACTTGTTGGGATAATCGCCAACCTTTCTTAATCTCTTGTTGCTCTCATCCCATGTGGTGTATACATCCCCAATTTTTCTAGCAATAAAGCTTGGTGAAGATGGATTTAAGTTACAGTTATCAAATCTTTCGACTACCTGCACATTATTGTCTGTATCATACAAGCTTCTCAAAACTACAGAGAATGTACCGTATTCTGTAGAAGAGTTATTAGACTGTCTAATTCTTTCGATCGAAACTTTTACGTTCTTGTGTAGCCATTCGCCGTGGCCGCGGCCTTTGAGGCGGAAAAGCTTTTGCTTATTTTCTGCCACGAAGCTGCCGCTTACACCGAGATCCTGACCGATAAACCAGCCGGCCACCGCTTCGCGAGAAGCCTGGCCTTGCATTTTCGAAGGCGCGTAAGAACCAGAATTGAGTGCAACAATAATCCCAACACTAGAAGAATTATGAAGACCGTTGTTGCGAACATCTTGTTCAAAAGTTTCTCCAAGCCAATAATCAATTTCCGCCGAAGTGGGATAAAAAGCGGCAGAGGTACCCTTAAGCTGCGGATTTGTGCTAAACTGATTGCGAATAAAGTCTTGAGAATTATCGTTAAAATTGAACTTAAACGTTTCTGCGCCCTGCGCGGTGCCGCTAATCTGCAGCACATAGTTTCCACTAGAATCTTCTGAGGAGATGTAGGCTCCAGCAGAGGCGGTGACGTTGTTTGTGCCCCAAAGGGTCCCACTTAGTTGAATTGTTCCATTTTGTAGATACCATATTGCAGCACATGAGCCTGTCCCTAGATTACCAAGAACGTCAATACCGGTACCACCAGTGAATGCACTGGCGTTAACGGTGGTGTTTGAGTCCATACTCCCGCCGCTGGTGATTGTGGTGTTTCCATCACTGCCACCCATGACCTGTGTAAGATTGACTTTTGCAGTGTCGTCGCTATCTACTGCAGCTGTGATTGTTCCGTTGTGTCCATCTGAACTGTTTATCAAGCCAACAATGTTTGCTGCGGCTGCGGCGGCGTTGGCTCCAAGGTTATATTCCTGACTCGAGGCCGCTGCAGTATAATCGTTTTTAGCCGTATAGGTTACAGTAGTGCCGAGAGTATCAATAATCGCTAGCGTTCCGTCGTTTGTTGAGGGCGTTGCGGCAAATGTAAATGTTGATGTTGCGGCAGGCCCCCCTGAGCCTGATTCGAACAAGAACATCGCATATGCGCCGCCGGCGCTGGTGGCCACAGTGCCTGTAACTTCATTATCGGTCTTCCAGCCTGCAAGAGCAGCGCTGGTGCCATCATTTGTTGAAATCTGCTGTCCCAAAAGGCGAACGTATGTAAGAGGAGCAGCATTCGACTGTAAGAACGCTTTGGCGGCATAGGTGCCGTACATCGGTGATTGATAGTTTCCGTTGCGGTAAATATCGCCGCCGGCCATTCCTGGTGCTGTTTCGCCAAACATCTCGACAAAATCGCTGTAGGATTCAATCTTAATTGGCTGCATTGCCATTCCTTTGCGCGAGCGGCCGACAACAACAGGTCCGATGGCATCTGGTTGCGTGGGCAGAAAGGAGTTGTCAATCTCATTGATAAACACTCCGGGAGATACAAACTTAAAGTTCTTTACTGACATCGTATTAGGTTCCTCTTTAGTAATGTAGTATTAATTGGTGGACAATCATCAATAAATAGTTTATGCAACTTCAAAAGTCTTGAAGAGAATAAATAATTTTAGCTTCAGTTCAGGAACTAATCTTCGATTAAGGCCGGATCACCCGGAAGTGGCACTGTTTCCCTCGGAAACGTTATTTCAACAGTGTTTTCCTCGATTTTAACAAGAGGGCGCTCATCATTTTCGCCTTCACCGATTAAATATCCTAATACTTTTATTGTTATATCAGTAGAAAACATCCTAGCTTCATCTGCTAAGTTCGACATATTGTTGTTGTGTGAAAAATCCTGCTGTATGAAGGCTTCGTATAGGTGGCCATTCCTTTTTATCGTAAATGCGTTGATCTGGCCCGTTCTGCTTATAAATGGCGCGAGAAGTTCGTTCATTTGTTGTTGATATTCCGTTTTGATCACAATTTTATAATCTATATTAATGTACACTGGGATCGGGACCGATAATGTCTGAATCACAATCTTCTTATTAGTGCGCGGAAAATATTTTTGATGTTCTTTTTCTTTTGGTAGCATTCTCATTGAATCCGCAACTGCAAAATTGCGAGTTTTATCTTCTACAATCCTTTTGGCGATCACCATACGACCTGTACGGCCGTCTCCATCTCCTGAATATAGATGTGCCTGAAATGCTCCTTTTCTGGTCGGATCTTTAACGACTCCGACTCTTTCTATGCTGGTCAAGGGCAATTTAAGAGCCCCCGCTTCATCGCGCAATTCTTTTTTATTTTTTAACTGAAAAGCTCGTTCGGGAGTTTGCCACAATACTGGCACACTAATATACCCCTCGTTTGTTTTAGTAGAGAGCTTTAAATCTTCTTTCATCCACGAAACAATCGCATAATCAATGTTTTCCAACGTAGATGCCAGCATTCCAATTTCCTGTAGCCCTATAGCTCCAGTTAACGGTAAATCTGGCAACATCGCGAAATTAAAATTATCAGGTAGCATCGAATAGCCCCTTTCTTGCTCTCTTACAGGTGGCCGCGATCTCAAATTCGTGGCTAGCCTGCCCAAACAATAGTTTTGGCTCACCTGTGTTAACTATCTCATAATAATGATTGTTATATAAAATAAAATCTCCTTCACGGACAAACAGATCCTGGTCTTCGGTTAATCTTCTTCGATGAAAGTGAACCAAAATTTCCCACTGTCGATCAACGCCAGCGCTTTCTAAATAATCTGTTGCTTCTGTCTTCCACTCCACCAGCGCATAAACCCTAACTGGCGGCAAATATGTCTTTTCGACCGCTTCCCCATAAAGATCGTGAAAATTGGTTCTTTCCATATCAATAGAATAATAAAGAACTTGTTGGCCGATGACCTTCTCGATAAGCTCATCATTAACTTGCTTGACAAGATCGCGCTCTTTCTTACCTAAGAAAAGTGGCGGGGGTGGTTGTTCGGGTCTTTTCCATTCATTTCCCATCTATTTACCCCACAAATATCGGCAACGGTGATTTGCTAAATGTGGTAGCTGCTGCCTCTGCCTTTTCGCTATCTTTCTTGACCAGTTCGGAATATTCCATCTCTTTGAGCGTTTCCATTAACTTATCTTTAAGTTGCTGCTGTTCTTCCTTTGCTTGTGATAAAAGCTCGGAATGATTTAAAGTAACGCTTTCACCGGGAATTGGTATTTGAGCAAATTTACCTCTGACCTGACCTAACATCTCTTTACACAAAGCCAAGCAATATTTTCTAATCCACTGTTTTCCTATTGAATTAATGTTTGCATAGGGTACATTATCATATGGCAGCGTATTCATGTTGTTCACCCCAGTGACACCATCTTCATACCCGCTATCATCTGCAATTGAGTCTGTTTCAATATAAAACTTAAACCATATTCGATCTTGTTCGTCAAATCCCCAATAACTCGGGGTAGGAAATAGTCTAAGCTTATTATTTTTTAATTCATACGCATAATGAGACGTTCTTGTATAAATTGAATCCTCATACATTATAGCCTGCATTTTATTCTGCCATGTCGGGATGATCTCAAAAGTGGAGTCATCCGCAAACTGTCCATACGTTGAATAGTTTCCGACAACACCGACACCGCCATAATACCCGTAAAATCGCCACATAGCGCGTGGAGACCTAAAGTATACCTGTGTGACGTATATTCTCTTGCTCCCTACCTTGCCGCTGTATGGCACGGAGCCACCCCCGTCATCTGAGCCGGAAGAAGATGCTTTCTCGACTATATCTTGAAGGTCATAATCTTGTCCATCAGTGACAGGCCTGAATGAAGCTGAAAAAACCGTGCTCGTTCCTCCAAATCCAGCCATCGTGGCCAACCCATCGCCAACTTTTTTCGCGTAGGAAGCTTGAAATCTCGGATATCTCAGGCTAGCGCTAGCGGGGCCCGTCTTGAGGTTGCCTAGGTGATCAAAAGTCCCTGTAGTGTCTCCCAGGGCATCTGAAAGAGCATTCTTACTCTGGTGTAGGTTGACGATATACGAATATTCAAGCACAGCTTCTTCGTATGCCGCATATACATTCGACGGAGTAAGTTCAATATCAATAACATCGCCACCGAGCTTCTTATAAACATAAGCTACTTGCATAGAGGCGCCACTAATAAAATCAGCAGAGGCGGTATAGATACCAAACGGAACAGCACCCGTTACGTCAGACACGCTGCCCGTTTTTGTTAATATTATTGCGCTAACTTGAGATTTTGGACTAAGATTTGTCGGCACGCAAGAGCCCTCCTAAGAATAAATAGTTTCAAAAATGCAAAGCTCAACCATATGTTAAGCATCGCTTCAATTAAGCGGCAAATTCGTTATTTTTTCTTAGAAATCGTTGTTTTACGTGTATTTCTTTTTCTTGTGGTTTTTTTGGCGGGTGTGTGTACCGGGGCGGTCGACACCACCTCCTTTACCACCGCTTCAGAAGTAACCTCATGGGCGATTGCCTCTACCAAGTTCTCTTCAGCAATCTCATGGGCGACTGTCTCTACCAAGTTCTCTTCAGCGATCTCTGTAACCGTATTTTCCACGATCACTTCCGCCTCCTGATGGTGGCGGCCGGCCGCGGCTTTCTTTCTCAACATTAATCTTCTACGAGGGTTCATAGCAGTTTCTCCTTTAAAATAAGTAGTTTTAAAATACCAAAAACGAAAATCTCAAAAACTTACTGGGAAAAAAATTGACAGATCGACCTTCTTCGGTTTTAGCCTCGAAAGAAAAACCCCCCAACCCAAAAGGGAAGGGGGGCAAAACATAAGAGATATATTTTAATTATTATGCAGTTTCAACTACAAAGTAAGATAATACTCCAGCGCAAGTACCACTAGCGGTTAAAGTAAAACCGGCTGTAGTGATTGCGATTGTATCAATCTCAAGGGTTGAAACCCCTGCCGCGGTGAAAGTCGCTGCGTTTGATAAGATAACTTTTGGTGCTGTACCATATGCCTCGTTAAACGTCACCAAGACTGTATCACCATCAGCCCACGTACTGGCGAAAGTAAGCTCTCCTGCTACATCTGTTGATGTGGCAGCAATTGCTGTAGTTCCGTCCCCAGCGGTGGTGGTGGTTAAAGTTGGTACTGTACCGTTATGCTTGAGTCTGGTCTTGCCAATATCCAAATCTCTCTTTAAATTTTCTATTAGAGCTTGCACTCTCGCCAAGCCCACTCTTTTTGTTCCCATAATTTAAAACCCTCCATTTATGTGTTTATAATTTAGGCGAGACAAAAGATATACTCCTGCCTCACATATAAATAGTTTTACACACAAGAAGACCCCCACCTCTTTCGAGGCAGGGGCTTTCTATATGACGTTTAGCCGTGCTTTTTACCTAATATATATCAAATGTTTATATATTAAGATGTAGCGCCAGCCTCACCCAAGAGTCCTCTGACGACAACAACGCCGTACATATCAGGACGTACCATCTTCTTCGCATAACGAGTCATGACTCCCTTACGGGGCACGAAGTCTTCCGGTCCGAAGATTGTAGGTGTGGTCTGCAGTGGCACGTATGGTGCGTACACATATCCGCTTTCGAGGAAAGAAGAACCGCGACGACCAACAAGGATTACGTTACGGAGGAAGTAGGGATCAACGATAACGTCGAACTTCTTACTCAGTGAACCAACCTTGACGGCACCAACGGAACCAGCCTCGTCATCAGCAGTAACTGATGCGCGGAAACCAGCGGTAAACTCAAGGACGTTGGCAACTTCAGGTCCGCAGACGATGAAGTTAGCTCCGCCTCGTAGAGTCTTACGATGGATTTGTGCAGAAACGTCGTTGATTGTCTCAACGAGAGTCTCATACCATTCGCTAACCGTACCGGTGAAGTCGGGAGCCGCAGAGGACGCACCGATTTCAGTACCATTAGTTCTGTGAAGGAACATACCAGGCGAACGAGACCAGTAGTAGGTACCGGCAGTTGAACCGTTAACAAGATCCGCAAGGATCTCACGGTCAATCTCAAGAGCAATTTGCTCAGAGAGAATACCAGTTAACTCGACCTCGGCATCCAGGTTGTGATAGGCATTAAGATCCTGTCCCAACTCCGGCGTCCACTTGGCCTTGAGCTTCTTGGTCTGCGCGGTAACAGCAATGCTGTCCACCTTGATGTCGATCTCAGGGATCAACTCACTTCCCTCAAGTCCCCATTCGGTTTGACCGACAACAGAACCAGCGGCGCCGCCGGCGGCAATATCATCGTTCTGTGGGAAACTCATGGAAAGGCTACCAGTACTGAGAGCTACGGCTGTAACATCCACAGACGTAACCCAGCGCATCTTCAACTCACCGTTCGTACGGTTGCTA